TAACCAATTTGGTAAAGATACAGCTGTAGATGTTGCAGGTACTAATAAGAAACTTCAAGGTCTATTATTTACATCTGATGCAGTTGGTGTAGTTAAATTAATGGATGTTAGTTCAGAAGCTAACTATATCCCTGAGAAATTAGGTACATTAATGACTTCTACATATGCACTAGGTATGGGTATATTAAACCCAGGTGCTTCTGTAGCAATCACAGGTGGAGATGCGTAAGCCTCTCTAATTAACTAAGGTGGTCTTCGGACTGCCTAGTTTTTTCTATTTAGTTTTATAGCTAAATTAAAGTTAAATAAAGGAAACAATATGGATATTTATGAAGGAGTTAATGTATTACTTGGGGCTATAGGTGAAATACCTATTACAGATAATACACAAGCAATAGATGCTGAGTCTACAAGTGATGTAGGTATAGCTAGAGACACACTATTAAGAATGAGCGATAGTATACAACAAGAGGGATACTGGTTTAATACAGAGAAGAATTATCCAATGGTTCCAAACACAGATGGCTACATACCTATAAGTGATAATGTATTAGCTGTTTATAGTCCTGAATTTATTGTAAAAGACCATAAGCTTTATAATACAGCTACTAGAAGCTATAAGTTCGATAAAACACAAGAGCTTGATGTAGTTTTCAATGTAGCTTTTGATGATTTACCTTTTGTAGTAGCTGATGCTGTAGTTAGAGAAGCTGCCTCTGCTTATTATAATAATGTCCTAGGTGATACACAAGAACTTAGAGTTCTCCAAGGGAACGCAGAGAGAGCACAGATAGCCTTACAGAAAGCACAGTTTAAACATAAGAAAGTTAATTTAATGTCTGGTAGTAGATTACTAAATAGAACACAGAACCCTACAGGGTTAATATAATGTCTTTGGTAGTTAAAACTCTACCAGGTGTCTATGGTGGTGTTTCAAGTCAGACAGATAGTTTAAGAAAAGATAACCAAGTAACTGAGATGATAAATTGTAATCCAAGTCTTGTACTTGGGACTACTAGGAGACCTAATGTAGAGACTACTGATATTAGTCTACTAGATGAAGCTAGTTTTATATATGACTATACTAGAAGTGATGGTAAGTCTCATATAATAGCTATAGCTAAAGATGGTACTATAGAAGCCACTACAATAGGTGAAGGAACTAAAACTATAGATACTGATGCGAGTGTAGTTCCATACTTAACACATACAGACCAAACAGCTTTATCTGGTATTACTATAGGAGACACAACATATATAGTTAATAGTGAGAAGACTGTAGTAAGTAACTATGTAGCTGCTTCAAATATAGCAGACATAGACCCTATGTATAAAGCACCTCTAACAGATGGTGAGGAACATGCTGAAAATATAGCCTACTACTGGTTATCTAGAAGCTCTAATGATGTAGAACATCAATATAGGTATGTTACAGAGCTTGATGGTGTACAATATGAGGCAGATAGCGATAAATCTGAGTATGCTGCAAGGATACTAGCTAATAAAATAATGTATAAATCTGAGGTTTGTAATATTGTATCTACAAAAGCTGATGCTCAAGATGACTTCTTTAAAGTTGAGATACGTAAAGGCTCTACAGTAGGCTCTGGTGACTTGATAGACATCAATGGGTTCACTTGGACTTCTATAGATGGTATTAATGATACAGCTAATGGTGATGGTGCTCTAACATGGACTAGAGATGATGTAGGTAAATATACTGTTACAGTTAACACAGCTAACCCTGAAGACCCTACATCGTATCTACTGAATATAGGTGAACAAGAGTTCACTGTAGTTGCTGAGGTTGCTACAGATAAAGTAGCTGATAACTTTACAAACCAGTTAGCTGATTTTGTAGGTTCTATGGTTACACCTGTTAGAAATGATAATGGTTTCAATACAGAAGCTAGAGGCTCTATAATAAAGATATGGAAAGATAGTTATGAAGATTTTATTTTCAACTTCTGGGACTCTTGGGGTTCTTTAGCATCCTTTGGTTGGAAATATGATGTAGCTAAGCTTCAAGATTTACCAGCTAGTTTCCCTTGGGAAGGTACAGTGGTAAAAATAAATAGCACTGATGGGGATATAGCTACTGATTACTATGCAATAAGGTGGAAAGACACATGGCAAGAATACACTAGCTATGCTAAATATATTGATGGTGTAAGGTTTTTACCTATGCTAGATAATATGCCTATAGTTATAAGGAGATTACCTGATGGTAACTTCAGTGCTGACCTGTTGAAAGACACAGACCAGCTTAAACCACCTTTAGTCGGTAATAGTGATAACAATAAACATCCTAATTTTGTAGATAGTAAGATACAACAATTATTCTACATAAATGGAAGAGTTTGTATTGTATCAGATGATGCTCTAACATTCAGTGAAGTTGATGTTCTTTGGAATTTCTACGCAACTACAATAACTAATGTATTAGATGGAGATACTATAGAGATTAAGATAGCCTCAGAGTCAGTGTTGGATATTTTGAATGTATCTATATTTCAAAGTGGTTTATTAATAATGACCTCTGAAGGACAGTATTTACTTAATACAGAAGATGGTATCTCACCTTCAACTGTTATAGTTAATAAATTATCTAACTATAGTTATAATAATGAAGGTGGTACGGTGTATGATGGTGATAGTATTGTATTCTCAGGTAACACTGGTGATACAGCTAGACTCTATAGATACAGGGTTGCTAGATTAACCTCTGAGAATAAAGCCCTTGACTTGACTATACAAGTGCCTACTTATATACAAGGTACAGTAAAACAGATAGTAAATTATGTTGAGGATGGTACACTTATAGTACGTACAGGTAACAGTAAGAAGCTCTACATGTATAGGGAGGTTATATCTGGCGACCAGCTTGTACAGAGTTCTTGGTATACTTGGGATTTCTCTAACTTCCTTACATCTGATATAGACCATGTAACAGTTATAGATGACTATTTGTATTTCGTATCTTTAGATGGTGTATCAAATTATCTGTACAAGATACCATTAGGTACTAAGGTGTTTGATGCTTCATATAGTCATAAGGACATAGGTACAACTGAGTATACATCTACTATTGAGCTTACACGTTGGAGACCTAAGAAGACTAATGCTCAAATACAAACCAATAGAGGTAGACTACAGTTAAGGACTATAGGTGTTAGTTTAGAAGGTAATGCTACGCTAAGTATCTTTAAAGAAGATAGAGGTCTTACAATAGATAAAGACCTTACAAACAGAAGACAAGTAAATGTGTTGAGTGATACAAACAAAACAACGTTAAGTATCAATAACAACGGAGATAAACCCTTTACAGTTAGTGCTATCACAATGAGTGGTACATACAGGGATAAAGGTAAGGATATAGTTTAAGGAGACTAAAGCATGGCGATTACAACCGAAAGTTTTAACGCAGATGGTACAAACAAGATATACACTGCTGCTTCTACAATACTCTCACAGAGTCATTGTAGGGTAGATTTTTATTATGATGATAGTGACCACGAAATTACAGACAATCTGTGGGATGTTATAAATAATAGTATTGTGTTCCACGAAGCTCCAGCAGCAGGATACGTTGTTAAGATTACAACATCTACAGATGGTGAGGGACTTACAACAGCTCCTAGTGTATACAGTGATATAGCTAGTAACATAGACAACTTATTAGCAGTAGCGAATAATGAGGCTAATATAAACAAAGCTGTAGCTAATGAAGCTAACATTAATAATGCTGTTGCTAATGAAGCTAATATAAACACAACAGTTGATAACATGAGTAGTATAACTGATGTATCTACTAACATTGTTAATGTAGTTAAAGCTGGAGCCAATGAGGGCAACATAAATAGTGTTGTAGCTAATGAAAGCAACATCAACAGTGTTGTATCAAACGAGAGTAACATAAATAGTGTAGTAAATAATGAAGCTAACATTAATAGTGCTGTAGCTAACTCTGGGAACATTAACAGTGCTGTAGCTAATGAAGCTAATATAAACAGTGCTGTAGCTAATGAAGCTAACATCAATAGTGCTGTAGCTAATAGTTCAAACATCACTAGAGTAGCTGATAATGAATACAATATAAACAGAGTTGAAGCTAATGAAGCTAACATTAATACATTATCTGGTAACATAGCTGATGTGGTTCATGCAGCTTCTATATCTAGCGATATTACAACTGTAGCTAAAGCAGATACAGATATTAACACAATCATAGGTATGCAAACAGCTATTAACGATGTTGTAGCTATCTCTAGTGATGTTGTATCTACAGCAAGTAACTCAAGTGATATTACAAAGGTAGCAGATAACACAAGCTATGTTAATATAATAGCTGAGGACTTAGCAGCAAATACTAGCTACATTGAAGACAATGGAAGTATAGCAGACCCTATAACTACAGAGAACATAGGAGCTTCAGCTATTCTAACTGTTGCTAATGATAAACAAGCTATAGATGATGTAGCAGCAGATTTAAATGCTTCGTATTCTAACATAGAACACGCTCTAGAGAACGCTAACTACATCAAGGACTCTACAGATAAGTTAGATACTATAGAAACAGGAGCTACTGCTGACCAGAGTGCTCAGGAGATAAAAGAGTTGTACGAAGGTACGGATTATAATTTAGACTTTGGGAGTTTATAAACATGGCAAAAAGATTACAATTAAGAAGAGGTACCAAAGCACAGCATGAGGTTTTTACAGGCTCTGCTGGAGAAATTACAGTAGTAACTGATGAAAATAGACTAGCTGTACATAATGGTGTAACTCCTGGCGGAGAGATGGTTCCAACATTAACTGAGCACAATAAGCATAAAAATGATGCACTAATGACAGCCTATGGATACACTAAAAACGTAAAGAAAGCTGATAGATTTATAGAGAACGCTGATGGTACAGTTACTGATGTTACTGGTGATAAAGTAAGGTTCAGTGATGGGCTGTATGAACAATCTACTGAAAGTAACTTTGCGGCACTTAGTAATGACTATAGTGCTACAGCAGTATATGTTATAGACCCTACTTTATTTTCAGTGAACGATATAGTACATGTATATGCAGAGAACATAGTAGATATGATAACTACAGTTACAGAAATATCTGACGCTTTTATCAGAGTAGCTGATACTTATGATAGAGATATAGGGGTTATATATACGGTTAGAAAGTTACAGACACTAGAACTTCCTGAAGCTCCATTTTCACCAAGTTCTACAGATACATTATTAGATTATAGTCTTCATGGTGTTACTACACAGATTGCACATGAGCTTGGTGATATAGTACACTGTGGTAATGGTCAGGAGTTAGTTACTAATGGTACTTTTGATACAAATACTGATGGATGGACTGCTGAGGATAGTGTTACAATAGACAGAGGTACATTTGCTGGACGAGATAATGTTGTAAAGTTAACTAATAATGATACTTATGCTAATACTTTTAAGCAAGAAATATTATCTAAATTAGCTATAGGAACTATGTACAAAGTAGAATGTTACGCTTATAGTCCAAGCTCAAATGCCAAAGCCAAAGCAGCAAAACTTATACTTGGAACTGAATCTGCAACCATTACAGAAGATGATAAATGGGAAAAAATAACACTAACAGTATTAGCAGTTAGTGGAATGTATGATAGTGTAGGTGTTAGATGTGAGGGTACTGATGGAGATGCTACAGATGATATTGTGTATTTCGACAACATCTCAGTAACACCTATAGAACAAACATATCAAGCTATAGAACCTACAACATCTGGAGAACTATTAACAAGTTCTAAATTTCAAAAATTAGATTCTATAACTAGACAAGATGTTATAACTATAGCTGTAGAAAATGGTAAAGCTGTATACAAGACTATGAAAGGTCTACATACATTTGCACCAGGAACTTCAAACGATGAAATTGCAAGTGCATATTCATGGAGTAAACTAGGCAATGGTTTATATAGTGTTGATGGTGTTGAGAGTATTATTGTGGGACTTAGTAGTCGGCTTAATGCTGGTGCTTATCATCCTGTGTTTAACTCTAAAGCTTGTGGTAAATTTAGAGATAGTTCTTCTACTTGGCAGACATGGTATACAACAAATGAAATACTGGCTACATATGACTGTGTATTGAACAACGGTGGAGCTGGTGAAATAGCTTCAGGATTATCTTATAACGGAAGACCAGATGGTGCTTTCTACGATAAATTATACTTTGACTCTATCGGTGGTCTTGTATTTAAACCTAGCTATGCAATTACACCTAGTGCTTCTGATATTTTGACTCATGGTGAGAATGAGCTTATAGGTGTTGATGCAATGGCTGAGAGTGCTGGTGTTGAGTGTGTAGAGCAATACGGAATACCTACGACAATTCATTATGTGTTAGCGTCTAGTCTATTTAAAATAAACTACAAAACTTCACTTACAACAGATACTACAATTAATGCTAACGCAGTAATACAACTAAGTAGAAATGGAGTAGTTGAAAGACTAAAAACAAAGAGTGTATATAAGTCTAGTTCGGATGGGACATTAATAGTTGTTTATGATGGAGCAGATACTTATGCATCTGGAGATACAATAGAATGGTTAAGTATTACTATACCAGACAACACTACACTAACACAAGGTACAAACCTTACGCTAGATGTTATTGGAAACCCAAGTAAATACATATCAACAGATACTACAGGAGCGTTACAAAGTGACTCTACAGACACAGGTACAGAGCTTAGACTTAATGCTTTATCTTGGAACATAGCTGATAGTAAAATGTATAGATATCTAGATACAGATGACAGAGATAATGTAGACCTAACGGTAGAAGATTATACAGATGTCGCTAAGTGGGAATATGTAATCGGTAGGTATCCTAACAGCTGGTATAATAGATTAGATAGTGGCTTAAGTTTACCGTTTAATCCGTTGTTAGTTGGTCAAGATGGTAGTGATTATATTCCTGATGGTGTAATAAATCCTAATATAATGATGAGTAATAAGGTCTCTTGGCTTCCAGATAACTATGTATATACAATTACAAGTGGGGATATATTAAACGCTTCGACTTCTTGGCACAATTATTTTGATTATATAGCTAACAATAGGTATGATAACAATACTTTCCCGTCTAACTTTGTAGGAATAGTACATTACACAAGCCTAAACACACCCCTAGTAACATCTACATCTAAACCAATAGAGCTTGTAGGTTCTAAAGCAATAGCTAGTAACTCACACTCTTGGTATAGAGCAGGTGGTGTTGTTAATGCTATCACTGGTAAGGTTAGTGTTGGAAATGGTAGTAAGTCGTTGGTTGCTAAGGGTCTTGAAGATGCTGAGATTACTTATGATGCGATAATTTACCCAAATGTTCTGACTGATAGAATTGATGGTAAAAAGTATAAAATTAAAGGTTTTAATAAGTATGATGGGATGATATTTGAAAAAATTGGAACTGCAGCAGATGGTGCTTATCCTACCGATTATGACTTTTCCGTTAGCTGGAAATTAATTGGATATACAGATTCTACACCAACGCACAACCAAGTAAACCTAGACGCTGAGCCATCACCAACTGCTAAAGCTTTCACAAGCCTAGCAATAGATAACAACAATGAGTATCTTATTCAGGTAAACGGTCAAGAGCTAATCTATGATGCTGATGCTTTAGACTACGGTGACTCAGGTAACGACTTCACGCAGTTAACTAATGGAACTTTAACAGATGACAATGGTGCAACTGTAAGAACATACACTGGTTTCAAAAGAACTGGTATATTCAAAGGAGATAACTAATGTTAGATAAAATAAATAGAGTTTTAAAATTAGGTAAAATCAAAGGAGCTAAAGTACTTTTAAAAGAGTACTTTGAAGCTCAAGATAAAGCTAGTTGGCTTCAGGGGATACACAATGAATATGACATCTTGTATCCTGCTACTAGACAGATGACTGATGATGAAATCAATGAATTTAACACAGATGAAAATGGTGAGCCTATAGAGCGAGAAGATGATTTTGTATATCCTGAAGTTACTATAGATTACTCAGATGATGAAGATTTTATAACTTTTGAAGAGTACTTAAATGAAACTAAGTTGATTACAGAAGCTATTTACGATGAAGATGGTACACTTATAGAGCCTGAGGTTACTGAACCTGTTAGAGTGTTTGAACAACCAGATACTACTGAGAGAATAGAGGAATATATAGAACCATATCTGTACGAATTAGCTAAGGCTGATGCTAAAGAAGCTATCACTAGGATTACAGTTACTACAGAATCAGGTAATGTATTTTATGCAGACCCTGAGAGTAGAGCAGACCTTAGTGATGCTATAGCTATCATGACAGACCAAGGGCTAGATAAGTACCTATGGAAAACAGCTAACGGTGTTCTTGAAGTATCTATAGACGATATGATAGAAGCTAGAGCTAAAGGTCTTCTAGAGAAGGGAAGAATTATAGGTGTCAACTAACAACTGTACTATGTTTCCAGAGGGCTCTTGGAGCTCTTGCTGTGCTAGACATGATAGAAGATATGAAAATAAAAGAATTACAAGAAGACAAGCAGATATACTACTCTATAGGTGTGTAGCTAAACACAGTAAACCTGTTGCAGCTATAATGTACCTAGGTGTAAGAGCCTTTGGGTGGTATTTCTACAAAAGGTGTTAAATGGAAGAAGATAGTATCGTGATACATGATATGAAGAAAGACCTTAACGAACTGTTCGATAGGGTACGTATGATTGAAACACATCAGGCTGTATCAGCAGAAAGGGATAAAACTTTGTTAGAGAAGATGGAAGACTTAACTAAGTTCTTTAAGGAACATGATGTTGCAGAGATGAAAAAGTATGATACAATAGAGCTAGAGGTTGCTAAATTAAGTAAACTGGTTTATGTTGTATCTGGTGTTGGTATGCTATTAGGGTATATCGGATTAGACAATTTAAAAATATTATTAGGAGGATAGTGTATTATGATTACATTCATTATAAAACTATTATTAAAGATAGCATCTAGTAAAGCTGCTGAGCAGTTAGTGGCTATAGGCGTTAACAAACTATTAGACTCTACAAAGGGTGGTATAAACAAAGATTTAGCTAAAACTATGATTAATGGTATAGCAGAATCCAAACAGAATCCTACAACTCAGGATGTGTTTAAAACAGCTCTAGAGTCGCTGGGAAAGTCCCTGGCATAGTAATACACTGTTCTGACAGTCCTCAAGGTAGAGGTGATGATGCTTCTACCATTGACCGTTGGCATAAGGAACGTGGCTGGTCAGGTATAGGGTATCACTATGTTATATTAGAAAATGGTGTAGTTCAGGAAGGACGACCATTAGGTAAAAAAGGTGCTCATGCTAAAGGATACAATCATTATGTTGGTATCTGTTTGATAGGTAAGGATAATTTCACACCTATGCAATTCAATAGCTTAGAGAAATTAATAAGAGAGTTTGAAGTGGATACAAGAAAGGTTATAGGACATTATGCAGTAAGTCATAAGACATGCCCTAACTTTGATGTAGAAGCTTTTAAGTTCACTAGGCAGCTATAGGTACCTCTGAGGGCTCTTTGAGCCTTCTAGGGTATTTAAAACAACAATAAACATATAAGGAGATTTAATGTTAGGATTATTAACAGCTGGTTTAGCAATATACAGTATGGTTGAAGCAGATAAGCAAAATAAGGAAGCAGATAAAAGAGCCTCTAAAGCGAACGCAGCTAATAAAGCAGCTGCTGAAGAAGCTAGGAGACGAGCTGAAGAAGATGCAACTGCTAGAAAAGCAGAGCTACTAAGAAGATTTAATATCTCTGGTAGTAAAATAGATGACTCTAGACAGCAAATAAACATGGCTACATCTGTAGAGCTTACAAGCTTAGATATGAGTCTTTTAGAGGCTAGGAGTAAAACAGATAATACATTAGCTTCTAGACATATAACAGGTAGACTAGCTGCTAGGTTGAAAAATGCTGCTGATATCAAAGGGGATATGGCTAAAGGCTCTATAACTCAAAAAGCTGTAACTCAAAATAAAGAGATAAGTGCTAAACTTGAAACTCTAGCTATGGATTTAGAAACACAACAATTAGATTTAGATATTGATTTAGATAATGCTATCACAGCAGCTAATAATAATGAAGTTAGAGGTTATGTAGATAGTTCATCAAGAGGAACTGCAGGTGTGGTTGCAGGTGGTTTACAAGGAATACAAATGGGTATGTCTTTAACAAATAGTTTCAATAATTATAGAAGCACTCAGGCTGCTAATGTTCCTTCAGGAGCTATAGGAACTGCTGTATTACAAGGTAGGAGGTAATTTAATGGCAAATGATTTATTAATATATACTAAAGAGAATAAAGATGCAGAGAGTTTAAACTACTCTGAGAGAATAAGAGCACCTAAGAGACATGATACATCTGTAGCACATGAAGGTATGTCTAGACCCTCATGGAACGCTTTTGATAGTATCATGTCTTCTGTAGTATCTATAGCAGGTATGGCTTCTAACAGAGCACTACAGGCACATAAAATGGATGCACAGGAAGCTAGACAAGCTGAGGTAGACTCTAAGGATAGAATACTATCAGCTAAAAATGAAATCAAAGCAAGTTATACTAAGTTTAAAAATGGACTAATGGTAGCAGAAGCAGATACATCTGTAGAAGACTACGACCCTAGTGTATTCTCTAACGCTAATAAGATTAAAATGCTACAAGACTTTGAGGCTGGGCAACTACAAACAATAGCTAAATATAAGTTATCTGATAGTGAGAAGAAGGATGTATTAAATGGCTTAGATACTGTATTATCTCCAGATTTAAAAACATGGGGTACAGGAGCAGTTAAAGACTATAAGAAAGCAAATGCTGTTAGATTAAACAGGTTACTACAAGCTACAATTACAGAGGACTTCAACAACACTAATGTACCTCTGGTAGAGATTTTAAAGAATACAGAAAATATACAAGAAGGTTTAGCTAACAATGATTCTCCTGTAGACGACATACTTAAAGTAATTACAGATAATTTAAGTGCATTTAGTGATAATAAAGAAGTATTAACTAAAAGACTAAATGAGTTAAAAGCTATGAGCTCAGGTGAGCCTACAATACCAAGCATGGAGAATACTCAGCCAGTTAGTAACCCTCAAGTAGGTTCAGATGGTTCGTATCACGCAGTAGATGCTGTAGCTATGGTAAGTAATAAATATAATAAAGAACTAACATACATTGAGAAGTATATAGTTATGAAGGAAGGTTACAATCCTAATGTATATACTGATGCTAAAGGAATCCAAACAACTGGTGTAGGACAAACAGGTGAATATGCCGATAAACCTTTCCCAGATGTTGTAGATGCTTTTACAGCTAAAGCTAAGAAACACTTTAAGAACTTTGATGGTTACCCTGAAAGTGTACAAGCTGTTCTAGTTGCAGCTATGTATCGTGGAGATGTTAAGAAAGACTACACATGGGTTAAAGCTTTTAATGAAGGTGATTACGAAACAGCTGCTAAACATATTATAGATACACCAGATTACTATAAGTACCAAGGTGTTCATGATAGACTTGATGAAGCTTCAGACGTAATAAAAGCTATTGATAATACAAAAGATTTAGAGTCTGATGTTCTTGTAGCATCACCTAGTTTCATGAAATATAAGAGTGAATTAAATAGATTACTTGGTGCTATAGAAAAGAAAGATGTACTTCATAGGAATAAAGTTAAAGCTGCTCAAGATAAAGAAGCTAAGAACTATATTAAAGAAGTAAAGGCGTATACAACAGAGATACCATCAACACTAACAGCTATAGATACAACTACAATAATGGCTAATAATATACAAGATGTTGTTACTTCAGGTATCCAAGGGTTAGATGATAGTAAGTTTGTATCTTCTATGAAGGCACTAGGGTACTCAGATGATAAGATTGCTGATGAGAAGAATAAGTATGTAGTTAAATTCTTAATTAATAAGTTTATAGAAGATGAAGAACAGAGCACAGGAAGACCTATGAACTTAAGTAATGTACCTGATATATTTAAAGACTCTATGAAGAAGAGTTTAGACTCTAAGTGGAATGAAGCTATGGCTAACGGAGAGATAGCTAGTCTAGAGGTATTAATCAATAGTAATCCAGAGTACTTAAAGCCTAAGTTTAAAACTGATTTACTACAGAGATTTAATAGCTTATTGACAATAGAAGATGAAGAGGCTTGGGGAGAACAAGCAGCTACATTATTAAAGTATACATCAGAGATAGATAGTAGTATATTAAAGAGTTCTCTATCTACAGATGATAAAGTTAAATTACAGTTATTGAATAGAGCTACTTCCAAACAAGAGTATAAAGATATACTACAAGCTAGAGAAGATGCTGGTAAGACACTTACTATAGCTAGAGGTAATATACCTCAAGAAGTTAAAGATTTTGAAGAAACAATACAGTATAATGATGTTAATGCTTTCAGAGAAGAGGTTAACCTACAGTTACTTACAACAGGTCATGTCGATATGGATATTCTAGAGAAGTCTTTTGGTGTTGATGAGTTTGGAGAAGGTGAACATAAAGTTTCACATAAATTCTTAGAGACTTTCAATAGTAACCAAGAGATTGTAGATATAGCATTAGGAGATATTCCTGATGGATGTGCTATAAATGTAATAAGAGGTAATGTAACTATAGATGATGAGCATGGTATACGAATAGGTGCTGTATCTGTAGCTGATTTTAAGAGACGTATTAAAGATATACAAGACATAAGAACAGCTTCAGCTTCATGGGATAATGAGCATCATAAAGGCTTATGGAGCAAATTGTGGTCTGGTTTAGGTAATGAGCTAGATGAGAGAAATCCTTATAGATATGCAGAAGGTATATACACAAAGGATATTAAGAACACTAAATAGTGTTTAGGAGGAAACATGCAATTAGGAAAGAGTATTATCTCAACGGAGTTAGATAAACCAGAAGCACCTAAAGAAGATGTAGGGTTATTTAAGAAATATAAATCAGTTATGTATGAATACAATATTCTAGGTGCTTATGCTATTAATAACAATACTAAAAGATTAACAATAGATGATGATGAAATAGATAACGAGAAGAAGAGTGGCTATAAGTTTAGTTACTCAGACCCTTATGTTCAAGAAGCTACTAAAGACTTTACAGCTCAAGACTGGGAAGACTTCCCTTTTGTAGATACATTATATGAGTTTAAAAAACATATAAACAGAAGAGAAGAATTAAAGAAAGCAGCTGAAATCAATGAGGATGTAGCACTTCCTTGGAAGCTAGGAGCAGGTCTGCTTGATGTAGATTTAATAGCTGGAGGTGTTATAGCTAAACCTTTCCAACTTGGAGCTAAGATGTTTAAAGCATCTAGAGCTGCTCAGGTTACTACAGCTGGGCTTATAGGAGCTACAGACGCTGCTGTAAGTGATAGGATGTTACAAGCACAGCACGGTAGCGATAAAGCGTTACAGACAGGTTATGCTATGATGTTTGGTGGTGCTGGAGGTGCTATACTAGGAGGATATTTATCTAAGAACGCTACTAAGGTGTCTGAAGATGGCACTACATTTACAGATAGAATTGTAAAGGATGCTATGGATAGTGAGAAACATACTATAGGTAATGCTAGTGATGCTGTTCTTAAAAAGAATAGTGTATTAAAATACATAACTCCTGTATCTAAGATGTTATCTTCTACAAATGCTAAAGCAGTGGAGTTAGCTGGTAAGTTATTTTCACCAGTTAAAGCATTAACTAATAAAGTTGGAGACCTTATACCAACAGGTCTTAATGGAAACTGGTATAAACAACAGGTTAAGAAAGAAGAACATCTAAGACAGCGTAACCTAGATTTAGTTTTTAAAGAAGCTAAGAGAAATGGTTACTCAGGGAATTATAAAGCATTTCAAGATGAATATTTAAATCATTATCGTAAAGCCTCAAAGAAAGCACATGAAAAAGCATATAAGAACTTAGATGATGTTTCAGAGGAGACTATAGCCTCTATAACTGTTAAAACAAACTTTAAACATAAGAATAAGTTTATACAACAAGCAGCCGAGATTGAAAACAACTACTATAAGACTATAGGAGCACAAGCAGGGGATGCTAAAATCAAAGGGTTTACTAATCTTAATAAAGATGGTTATCTTAATAGAAACTACTTAATCAAGAAGATGAAAGAGAACCCTGAGGAGTTTATTGTAGATTTAGCTGCAGCTATGGCTAAACACCCTACAAACAGAGATAAGAAATTTTCTACTTTAACTAAACAAGCTAAGAAGGTATATGAAAAGCAATTACAAGCTGAAGAGCTTAAAGCAATTCAAAAACACACAGATATAAAACACATGAAAGCTAGTAATAAAAGAACGTTACAGTACTATGATGCAGATATGGCTAAATGGTTAGATGGTGATTTAGAGTCTATGGCTAGTAAGTATAACTACAATATGGCAGGTAAAATAGGACTACAACGAGGCTTAGGTATATCTAACTTCGCTGAATATTCTAAGATGCGAACTAAGTTATTCAAAGATAAAGAACTATCTAAGGAAGAGTTAGAAGATTTAGATATTCTTGTAGAAACTATGTTAGACTCTAGAGGACTTCAAACAGACCCTAAAGGTTTAGTAGATACTACAGTACGTATAGCAGCTAAGAGTTCTAGAGCATTATATAGCCCTAACTTTGTATTATCAGGTTTTGCTGAATTAGCTCAAGTTATAAATGGAGTAGGTGTAGTAAAGACTCTTTCTAGTTTTGTACCTGCTTTAAAGACAGTTACAGGTTTATTATCGTCAGGTAAGATTTCTAAGAAACATGAAGACTTATATAGATTAGTTAAAGTAGGTGATGTATTATCTGCAAGAAATCTAAACAGGTATGATACAGAGGATGTATTACAATCAAGCCGTACAGGAGTTACTGGTGTGCTAGAAGGTACATTAGATAAAGTAAACCATTATATACATAAAGCTGGTTTAGGTCCTATTACAGAAGTAGGTAAACTAATGGCTGCTGAGACAGGTATGGATTGGATTATAACATTAGCTAAGAAAGGTAAATTATCTACATCAGAAGCTAAAGCATTAGCTCGTATGGGTTTAGATACAGCTGACTTAAAACAGATAAATAAGCTGGTTAAAGACGGTACAATCAAGGAAGGTTCATGGGGTAATGTATCTGATTATAATATACGTTCTTGGGATAAACAACTGTCGGATAGGGTATCATTTGCTCTAGATAACCATATAACATCTACAATACTTGATGCTGGTGCAGAAGCACTGCCAGGTTTAGTATCTAAAGGTGATTTTGTAGGTAAAATAATGATGCAATTCACGAGATTTCCTATAGCTTCTTATGAGAAACTACTGATTAAGAACCTAGATGAAGCTGATGCTTCTAGAGCTGTATCTCTTATGACTACAGTAGGTTTCTTTACTATGGTTTCTATTATAAAAGACGAAGCTAAGGGTAGGAAACATGATTTCAATACAGAAGAAGGTTTAAGACATCATATCTTGTATGGTATTGCTAATACGCCTATAGGGTCACTACCTTCTGTTATATATGATAAAGCAGGAGGCTTAACAGGTGCTACAATAACTTCTAGAGGTGATTATGTACCTAGTGCTACAAGTGCTATAGCTGGTCCTTTTGGAGGTGCTTTAGATAAAACAGCTAGAGGTGTACATAGAGTTGTTAATGGTGATGCAGAGGATGCTGTATTTGACAACCCTGGTAAGCATTATGCTTTAGGTATTATAGCAGTTGATAAAATAACTGAACTATTACAGAATAAATAGGAGAGCCGACATGGCAAAAGCAAGTTTAGAGAGTTTAAATACTCTACATGATTTAGTAGCCCAAGAGTTAGCTAAGGGTCTTGATGACCCTAAGATACTCTCAGCAGCTATTAAGTTCTTAAAGGACAACGATATAACAGCTGACTTAATGACTGATGAGAGTGAAAATTCTTTAGGTTCTATGATAAAAGAGCACCTAAAGATGCCTAGCACTACAGATAAAAAACTATCAGTTGATGATATGTTAGCTATGGGTGCATAGGAGAGGCGTGAGCCTTCTTTAGGCTCTAGACGACCTTTGGGTAGGGTAACTTACTTAAAGGCTTCCTAGGGCTGCTAGAAGGCTTTAAAACACTATACAATAATCTTAGGAGGATTAATATGAAAATATGCACAGATTGTGGTATTAATAAAAAGAATAATGAATTTTACAAAGGGCATCTTATATGTAAAGCATGTGGGTTAGAGAGAGCTAAGATAACAAGAATGTATTATAACAAACCACAGCCTGGCTATATTTATATTATAATAAATCCAGCTTGGGAAGAATGGGTTAAAATTGGAAGAGCTGGGGACCCTATAAAGAGATTAGCTGATTATAATACAGGGGCTCCTTTAAGAGATTATGAATTATACTTTTCTATAAGTGTTGATGATATGAAAATAGAACACGAAATACACAAACACTTTATAGAATATAGAAAGCTTATGAATAAGAATGAATGGTTTAAAGTAGCTAAAGAGGACGCATTAAAATATATAGTTAAATATATTAATAAGGCTACACATGGATAATACTAGAGTAGAACTTATGGCTTTAGCAGACTTTAAGGTATTCCTGAAGTTATGTTGGGAGCATTTAAGATTACCAGAACCTTCAAGACTTCAGTATGAGATTGCAGACTTTCTTCAAGAAGGACACAGCCGTTCTGTACTACAAGCCTTAAGGGGAGCCGGTAAAACTTGGGAGACTGGTGCATTTGCGGCTTGGAGATTATTAAGAGACCCTAACGAGAAGATACTAATCGTATCACAGTCTGGAGGACACTCAGATAATATTGCTATATTCATTAGAAAGCTTATAGAGACTATGCCTATACTTGAGCACTTAAAACCTGATATGAGTAAAGGACACAGAACATCAAATACAGCCTTTGATGTAAACGGTTGTGAGGTATCAGTACAACCTTCACTAAGAGCTTTAGGTATCACAAGTCAGCTACAAGGTAATAGAGCGTCGCTACTTATCTCAGATGATGTTGAGGGTCAACAGAACTCTGCTACAGAAATGAGAAGAGAACAGTTAAGAACACAAACAGCAGAGTTTGAGGCTATCCTACAGACTACTGAAGGTGCTCAGATACTTGTACTTGGTACACCACAGAGTGCTGAGTCTATATACAATGGGTTTAGAGAAGATGGTTATGTAACACGTATATTCCCAGCAAGATACCCTGAGGAGACTTCAATATATGAAGGTTGTTTAGCACCTTATATGGTTGAAGCTATGGAAAGAAATCCTGAGATTATAGGAACAACTACAGAGCCTAGGTTTACTGAAGAAGATTTAATCATGAGAGAGAATCGTTATGGTAGGTCAGGATTCAAACTACAGTTCATGTTAGATACAACACTTAGTGACGCTGAGAAGTATCCTCTTAAACTTAAAGATTTGATTGTAACTGACCTTGATGCAACTGAAGGTCCTAGCTCTATAACTTGGAGTTCACAAGGCTCACATGAGATACAAGAAATACCTAATGTAGGTTTCAGAGGTGATAAACTTCATAGACCAAACACACAAGCATCAGATACTAAGAAGTATGAGGGTATTGTATTAGCAGTTGACCCTAGTGGTACTGGTACAGATGAAACAGGTTGGTGTGTTGTAGCACATTTACTTGGTAGATTATATGTTCTAGACTTTGGTGGTTTTAGGGGTGGATACAATGATAAGAATTTAATGTTTCTAGCTAAGAAAGCTAAAGAGTTTAAGGTACATGATATATATGTAGAACAGAACTTTGGTGATGGTATGTATAGAGCATTACTAGCACCTATCGTTAATAGTATCTACCCTTGTAATATAGAAGAGGTTAGGGTTAATACACAAAAAGAGGTTAGGATAATAGATACACTAGAGCCTATAATGAATCAGCATAGGTTAGTATTTAATTATAGCTCTACAGCATCTGATATAAACTACTGTCTTAAGGACCCTAACAACATGATGTATGGTCTTATGTTTCAGCTTAGTCACATAACAAGAGATAGACAGTCACTTAGACATGATGATAGACTAGATGTATTAGCTTTAGCAGTTAGTTATTGGTTGGAACGTGATGTCCTTGAACAGAACTTAGATAATGCCTTAGCATCCTACAGGTCCAAACAGCTTGATAAACAGCTCAAGGAGTTCACTAAGAGCTATAGAACTAACCCTCTTAATGCAGGTAGATATGGTAATAATAGTAGGAAATCTACTAAGCATCTTAAATCCTTCAGGTAAATAGATAAATACCCTCTTAGAGCCTATACAGTGGGCTCTAGAGACTAAAAACACCATTAGAGTGGACATATTAGAAGAAGAACATACTAAAATGATAACAAACATAAAGTTTACTATCGTTCTATATGATGCTGCTTCGCTAGAAACATTGACTCATACAGAATTTAAAGTAGCCCTCTTGCCTCCGAGGGTTGCTTTAAGCTCTTGCTGGGTGATATACAATACGATGTTACAATTCCAGAGTAAGACTTTTGCAGGTCCTGGGGTAGTAAGGCTTGATGCACCTCGTGACCTCTTGTATTGTATATCGTTTCTAGGGATGCAGAAGAACAAAACTAAATGAAAAACAACATAAAGACTATAGTATCTCTGTTTGGATTCTTAAGTGTTCTACAAGTATCTTGTATCGCTGTTAGGATTCCTAGAGAGTTTTCTTTATAGCCACACATCTCAGATGTTCTTTAAGCATCTCAAAAAATACTACAGAAATTCCAAGGGGTATCATCACTCCAGAGGTTTCCCAAAGTCCCCCATAGGCACTCAAAGTGTCTTATTGCACCTTATAATGATAACCATTATCAATACCAACTGATGATGACCTATTGTATCCACATATCACATACTATCTTAATGTATCCTTAAAGCTTCGTTAAGTTTCTTTAAGCATCTTCAGGTGCTACAAATCTACACACTATCTTACTATTGTTACTATTCTACACATAATCCTAAAGAACTCATTAGCCACTAAAGGGCTTCAGGAAATCTTAAGGTATCTTATTGTATTCACACACATAATCCTTTATACACCTAGGTATCTTATAGCCACTCTAGCAAATTTAACAATTCTTTTGTATATTGTATCTACATTAAGAATACATTAAGTTTATATGTGTATAATGTCAGCTCAAGTCCACTAAAGGGCTTAAAACACAAAGGATAACAAATGATGACAGATACACAAGCAACACTTGAAACGGGTTTTAACTTTAGTAATGGTTCTAGTAGTAACCAACAACACGACGGGGTAAACTATAAGTTTATTAATATGACTTTATTCTTTTATGATAATAAAACATCTCAATGGGAAATATTTAGTCAAATAGAGTTTACTAATACTTATAGCTACCATAAAGCTATCTTAATAAATAGACAGTTTGAACCTTTTAAAATTGATTTATCTTATATTACAACAGATAAAGAAGAGATAACAAAAGTTATAGCAGGTTTATATCCTACAAAATCGGTTGTATTATGGTCAAATATTTATGTATTAGTAGGGACAAATCATATATCTTTATGTAACCACACTATAACATACAAAGAATTTATAGAAAAGTATTAATATTAAGTTTACATTAAGAATAACTCGATATAATACATTATGAGTTTGGATAAACACTCACTTTAAAGTTTATCAACATAAATAACAAAGAATAACAAAAGGAACAACATTATGAAAAACAACAACCTAACAACAATAACAACAACAATTAAAGAAACACTGACAGCACTTGAAACAGCAGATAACAGCTCAAAAGCTTTATTTGTAGATAGTCTAAGCTATTTAAAGAGTGTATCAACTCTTGACACTGGTGTATCAGCCCTAAAGAACCTTATAACTGAACAAGTTACAGAAGGAAATTATACAAGCTACTATAAGAATAAACTAACTAGCATTGTAAAGTATGCAACGATAGCCTGTAATAGTAAACTAGCAATAGATACTAACCTACTTCATTGGTATAATGTAGAAAAAGCACTAAAGCTTATGGAACATCTACTTGAGAACTATCCAGCTGATGTAGCTACTATCAAAAACTTGCTAAATGGTCTAAAAGGTAAGGCGAAGAGTTTCAACACTAGCCGAACAGATAAAAACAAGTATAATGAATTGTATTCTAGTAAGCTATCTGAGTTGTACAAAGAATATAAACTTGAAGATGATGAAGAAACTAAAGGTGTTAAGATAGAAACAATGTTTAAAAGCCTAAGCCTTGAAGCTCAAAAAGCTTTAATTGCTAAACTTTCTAAAGATTTAAGCGAAACTAAAGAATAAACTCGCTATAATTTTACATAGTTGATTGCCTTGAAACTATAAAACTAGGCTTGTAGATACATAAAACATCTTGTATCTGCTTTTTATTAAGCTTGTGGACTGCTATAACTTCACTTAATATAGAAGAAAAACATAACTATAATATGATTTAATGTATCGCACTTACGGTGGGCACTATACGGTCATTAGTTTTGACACAGATAATAACCACTATAAATCAAAGGGTTAGAATGAAAGTGAAGGGGCATAACTGAAAGCCCATAAGGTACTACAATGTACCTAATCAGTTATAATATTTAATTATATTACTAAATAGCCATCAGGGCTGTTTTAAGTGTAATTAGTATAAACATAGGTTTAAGCTCCTAAAGTGCCTTACAGGCTCTTAAATGGACGATAAACACTAACAAGGAATAACAATGAAGAATGAATTAAGAAACATCAGGTGGTTAGTGCCTAAAGAGAGTCCACTGACTACAAGTGAGGAATGTATTAACCTTTTAAACAAGGGCTATGTCTTAGTGAATAATGAAGGGTATAAAGTATATAAAGACTACTATACTGGACTACAAATCAGAAGTAATCCTAGAAGAAAAAGAAACTATAAATTCAGTAATCCGAACCTATGGCAAGTGTTAGATGATGTATCTACACAAAAGAAAGGATATAGTCATATAGTAAACACTAAGACACTGTGGTTCAAGATTACAGATACATTAAATGTAATCATCACTTGGCTAGATAGAAAACTATTGATGTAAACTTAAAGTCTGCTGAAGACCAGACATATTAAGATAAGGCAGTGTGAGATATACTATAAGACTCTTTAAGATACTATAGTATTCTTTAAACTAATAACTATAAATAATAATACAAGGAATAATAACAATGAAGAAAATAAAGAAACAACTAGAGAAACTAAGAACAGACCTAAACAAGCTAAGAAAGCTTGATGTATTCTGTGATACACAACAGATAGAACAAACACAATACACAATAGTAGCAACTATTCATAAAATGAGATTAGTTTTTAATGTATCACCTACAACAATTTGTAGCTTACTACAGATAAATAGAAGAACACTAACGAAAGCTGTAGCACCTTACACAGTCTTTAGAGCTAAGAAGAAGACACAGAACAGTTACTTAGTTGATAGAGTACATTATGCTCGATTAATATGTGATAGTGTATTAACTGTTAAGGATGTAGTTAAATCAACTGGCTATTGTGATGTTACAATCTATAACTGGGTTAGAGACTACAAGAAGTTTAGAAACAAGATGTTATCACAAGCTATAGCATTTAGAAGGAGTTTATAATGGCAATAAGTTATGGTACAATAGAGAAGAGTAAGAGCCACGCTTTTAAGAAAGATGTATTCTTACTTGGAGAAGATAAAGATGGTATTAGATACTGGTTAGAAGCTCCATCTTGGGATTGTGGTCACTATTGGGGCTTTGTTTACATAGAAACTTATACTAATAACAACTCTCCTTCAACAAGTAGAGATGTTAATAGCCACCAACACGCTGGAAACTTTATGGAGTGGTGTATTAAATGGAACGGTAAAGAACCTATCCTTAGTAAAACTACATTTACAGATAAAGAAGCTTGGCAGCTATGTGAGCTCTTTAGAAGATTTGAGTTATTTAAAGAGTTAGCTGGATTTTATCATAGAGGTTCTTGTTATGTATCAGAGGTACCTTTAAGCTATGGTAAAGATGAAGCTAAAGAACAAGAGATAAATCAAGTTGTAATCCGAGAGATTATGGATAAAATAATAGAGATTGTAAGAGGTTATTAATATGGCACTACTTAAATATGAAAATGCAAAGCTAAAACAGCAACTTATCTTCTCAATCCCAGTCTCTATGGAGATATGTGGTAGACAGTGCCCAGGGTGTTATGCTTTAAAGCCTCAGGTAAGGTTTCCTAAGGTACTTGAAGCTAGAAACAGAACCTATGAGGTTACTCAAGGGGATGATTTTATTGAATTAATGACTGGAGAGTTATATGCTTGGGATATAAAGTTAGCTAAGAAAGGTATTAAGCAACGAGTTGTAAGAATACACGAAGCTGGTGAGTTTTACTCTAAAGACTACATCAAGAAGTGGAGGTGGATAGCGAAGAACTGTCCTGATTGGATATTCTACAGCTTCACAAAGCGACTTAACGACTTCCCACTAGCCTTTAAGAAGTTTATGGCACTGCCTAATGTATTCATAACAGATAGTCTTATGGATGGTAAGATAAACTATGGTGCTAGAGATGATGGAGGCTTAACCTTCAAGTGTCCAGCTACCTTCAGTGATGTTAAGTGTAGTCCTGAGATATGTACTTGGTGTTATCAAGCTGAAGGTGCGTGTAAAAACGGAGTATATTTTAAGAAACATTAAAGGAATAACAGATGAATTTAAGTAAAAAACAGATTGATAGTTTGGTAGCTGGGTATAAGGTTACTGTTTCAGATGTAACTATTTATCCTCCATATGATAGAGCTAAATGGCTAGGCAGATTTGTAATAGATACCTCCGACAACAAGATAAAGAAGATTGTATCTATATGTCCTAAAGATAATGAATTGGCAATATGTGTTGTTGATGATATTTATAAAAGATTAGAATATTTAACTTCTGCTGATTTAGGTGAATTAAATTATCCTACTATTAGTCAAGAAGATTACGATATGATTTGTAGAGAGAACAAAGCTATGGCTGAGTATCTTGAAACTCATTGTAAGTTATCTAAAGATGAAATAAGCGATATTTGTAATGGAGCAATACTATGAATGTAGACACATTACCTTGGAATGACCACAACAGGTTCAACCAGACAGGGTATTCAGCAGAGACTGTATTCCCACTGGAGGAAAACTACAAGAACAAGAGGTTGTACATAGAAGATATAGAGAAAGCAGAAGTTAGAGAGTCTCACAGAGAGTTGTTCATTGAGGAGCTTAGGGAAGATGCTATAATGGACGCTATAAATGACGCTAGAGATATGCAAGAAGAAATGGATAAAGTAAATGAAGGATGGTTATGATGTTTAAACAACAAAAGGCTAAAACCTATGGTAAGGATAAGATTAAAAGCACTACAGGTACTTGGAGACTGTCAAAGAAGTACGACGGACATCAAGTATTCATTGAGAAGATTGGAACTGAAGTTAAATTCTATACAAGTCAAGGTAAGCAGTTCAACATAGAGGTCATTAGAGAGCCTTTAAGCCATCTACAAGAGGACTTTGTGCTTATAGGTGAGTATTTGTATGACTCAGACGGTAAACTAGGCTCTAGGTCTAAGAGTGCTAAGCTTACTACCTTTAGAACCAACTGGTCTAAAGGTATTGATAATGATTATCAAGATGAGAGACTATCTAAGATTATGATATTTGATTGTATCCCTTCTTTTGAGACTACATACATAAATAGATATAGTTTTCTACAAGGGTTAGAGCTACCTGCTGGGCTTGATGTAGTGGATAGTGTAAGTATATCAATGACAGATGCTTTACATATTGTAGAAACTTGGGTATATCTAGGATGGGAAGGTGGTATGTTAATACGACCAGATAGTATCTATGAACCTGGTAAACGTGTACACCACGCTATAAAACTTAAAGGAAGACCAACAGCTGACTTGCTGTGTATACAGATATCACCTGGAACAGGTAAATACGAAGGACTTATAGGAAGCTTAGCCCTTAAAGACAGTGAAGGTAGAATAGTGTATGTAGGTTCAGGACTAACTGATGAGTTGCGTAACAAGCCTAAGGATTACTTCATAGGTAAAATAATAGAGATAAGTTATGAGAGAATAGATACAACATATATACAGCCTGTGTATGTTGGAATTAGAGAAGATAAAGATAAGGAAGATTAAATGAGAGTAGAAGACATACAAGTAGACCAAGTTATAGCAATAAGATACTGTGATAGTGAGTACAACATAACACTCAGAGGTGTAACAGTTACAGATGTAGACGCTGATGCTGTTATAGGTTGGTGTCATGAGAGAAAGGCATATAGAAGGTTTCTAAAGAATAGAATACTAGAAGCTGTAGAGATAGTTACTCAAGAGAACCCTAAACTACCTATAGGTGTAGGTACAACTGTTTATATTGTACAAGATAATGAAATCAAAGCATTAAATATAGCGTGTATTGCCAATAATGAGAATGGTTATCATTATGATTTAACCAATGGTGAGGGTATTGTAGCTCTTACAATAAGTAACCCTAAATACTTTAACACAACTAAAACAGCTTGTGCAAATGAATGGTTAAAAGCTCAGGGGCTAGGTAAAATCAATGAGTGTTAAACTATTATACCACACGCCATTGTATTTAGCCGATGTAGCAATCTCTAAGTGCTGGGACAAACCTAGTGCTCCTGGGACAATTAACACAGAGCGTATAGAGCGTGTAGCTAACAAAAACAAACATGCTAGTACCATTGAACACCTAAACTATACCTTTGAAATCGAGATGTCAAGAGCATGTCTACAGGAGTGGTCTAGGCATAGAATGGCGTCCCTTAGTGTTAAGAGTTCAAGATATACGCTGAAGGAGCTTAAAGATGAAGCACCTTTTGCTGATTATATTTACGATGAATATGAGGTTGTAGAAGGTGGTTATGAGAGAGCTAAGAAGTATTTAGTATTTACTGACGAGGGTTTAGTTGATGAAGCAAGTGTATTTAACCTTGAGGAACTACGAAAACTTATATCATTAGGTGTTTCCAACGACAAAGCTAAATATTGTATACCAGAAGCTTACAAAACAAGCTTAGTATGGACTATAAATGCTAGAAGCTTACAGAACTTCTTAGCACTTAGAACATCATCAGCTGCCTTGTGGGAGATAAGAAACATTGCCTATGCAGTGTACTATGCACTTCCAGAAGACCACAGGTTTCTCTTCAAAGAGTTTGTATCAAACAATAACAACAAGGAAAAATAAAATGGGATACAGAAGTCACGTATATATAAAAGTAGATAGGGAACACGAGGAGGCTTTAAGTACTCTATTAAAAGATAATGATATATTAGATTACATGGAAACTGTTGCTGATGAGGATTATTACTATGTTTATGGTGAATGGTTAAAATGGTATGAGGGTTATGAAGATGTAGACGCTATTAATTCTTTTATAAGTGATTGTGATGATGGCTCTAAAGGTCTTATAGCTATAGGTGAGGATAATGCTGTTACAGAGATAGGACAACCTTGGGACTTAGATATGTATGTAGTTAATTATATAAGTGAATTTCCACTAGGGAGAGGGCAACAATATGACTAAAGATGAAATACAACTAGATATTGCAGAGAAAACAAATGTAGTAAACACATTAATCAGTAACCTAGTACATCAAACTATAGCTGTTTGTAGAGTACCTGAGGGTGATTTAGATGCTAAAGAAGATGCTGAAGCTGGTTTTACAATAGCTTCAACTCAGTTAGGTAAGTTTATATCAACCCTGATAATGGATAATGGTAATATGCAATTAAAACAGCATTTAGAACCTGCAAATAACATAGATTATAAAAGTTAGCTTAAGACTGGACATAATTAGATACAACAAAGGAAAAATATGATTGAACTACAGAAACAGCTAGAGAAAGAAGCCTATGATATATCTATTATTAAAGCTAGAAACTTATTTGATGATAATGTAGAAGCCTCTAGAGGTAGTGAAACTAATGAAGGTATTATACTTATAAAGAGAACAATACCTCCTGTAGCTAGTAAAATCAGAGAGTATCTAACGTCTAAGAGCCTTAGAGGTGCTTCATTTGCAACAAGAGAGCCTATCATGGATTACTTAGGTAATGAAGATACCTTAGCTTATATGGTTCTTAGTGCTATCATGAACAACACATTGAAATCCTGGGGTGGTAAATATCCTGTTTATAATGTACCACTGCTTACAGTAGCCAGAAGTATATTATCATCTATAAAACAAGAGTACAAGCTTGAATTATTTAAAGGTAAAGCACCTAGTCTCGATAAATACATAGATAAGAAATACAAAAAGCTATCTGTTAGACGTAGGACTACAAAGAAAATGATGTTAGGTCGTAAGAAGATGGAATTAGGTAATCCTGATAACATCCAAGGTCTAACCTTAGGTATAAATCTAATTGATGCTGTTATTAAATCTGACATAGGGTTAATACAAACATCTGTTATTCGTACTAAAGGCAACAAGAAGAGAACCTTATTGAAACTAACAGATACTACAGTAGCTATTATAGAGCAGATGAGAGATTTATCTCCTTTGTTCACCTATAGTTATCCTATTTTTGTAGTTAAACCACAGGAGTGGACAGAGTTCAGTGGTACTGGAGGCTATTATTGTGATTTCCTTGATGTAGACTTAGTTAAAATGCACAATGACCGTACAAATCGTAAGATGGTTAAAGGGTACTTTGACTCACACCCTAAGTTTGCTAAGAGGTTCATGAATATTGTAAATGCTGTTCAGAGAGTACCCTGGAAAGTGAACACAAGGGTTCTAGAGGTTCTGGAAACAGTGTATGATAAACATCTCATGGACTACACTAAAGACTATACATTAGTTGGTGATGTTCCTGATGATGACCTTCCTAACCCTTATGATATTGTACCAGTCGTTGAATACGATGAACACAATAAAGAGCCTTATGTAGAATACAGAGATAAGATAATGGCTTTAGAGGATAAGTTCAATACTTTAAAATCTAAAGGCTTAGTTGTAAAACTAGCTATGTCTACAGCCAAGAAGTATCGTAAATACAAAGAACTATACTTCAGTTATCAAGTAGACTTCAGAGGCAGATTGTATCCTATACAGCCTCATCTAAACCCACAAGGTGCTAAAACAGTAAAGTCTTTACTTATGTTCGCAGAAGGTAAACCTTTAGACACAGAAGAAGCAGTAGCGTGGTTTAAGGTACATGGGGCTAATGTATATGGATACGATAAATTATTATATCATGAAAGAGTGGAAAAAATAGATGAAATGGAACAAGAAATATGCGAAATTGCCAAAGACCCGTTGGCTAACACCCAGTGGACGGATGCCGATGAGCCTTATATTTATCTTGCTTGGTGTTTTGAGTATGCAGCTTGGATTAACAATCCTAGGGATTTTAAGTCTCATATACCGATAGCTCTTGATGCTACATGCTCAGGGATACAAATATACTCAGGGTTGATGTTAGATGAAATAGGGGCTAAGGCAGTTAATGTAGTAAATACAGATAATAATCAGTCAATAGCTGATATATATGGTGAGGTAGCTACATGTGTCAATAAGTACCTAGAGCTTCAAGACTATCCTAGTGTATTTACATATACAACAGCTGATAAGAGAGAGCATAGTATAGACTTTATAGCCATAGGTAACTCTATGGTTGGTAAGATTAACCGTAAGATTACTAAAAGAAACACAATGACTTTCCCATATAATGTATCTACCTTTGGTATGAAAGACCAAGTTATAGATGATATATTAGACCCTTATGAGGGTACAAAACATCAGTTCTGGTTAGAAGGTGCTGAGAAGTGGCAGGTTGCTACACTACTATCCAAACTAAACTATAGAGGTATTGGAGATGTTGTTAAAGGTGCTGTAGTGTGTAGAGACTTCTTAAAGAGTTTAACTAAAGAAGTTATATCTAAAGGAAGTCATATATTCTATAGGACACCTATATTTGGTTTCCCTGTTGTACATAGAATAGTGAAATACAAAACAACTAGAGTTACAACAGCATTAGCTAAGCTATCCATAAGAACACCTACAACTCAGTTAGATGGTAAGAAGATGGTTAATGGTATTGCACCTAACTATATACACAGTCTCGATGCTACTCTAATGTTTAGAACAGTTGAGAGGCTTCTATCAAGAGGTGTTAGTAGTTTTGCATTGATACATGATAGCTATGGTGTACATGCTGCTGATACACACAAACTAGCTGAAGAAGTTAGAGAGGCATATATAGAATTGTTTGAAGGAAGTCCTTTGTATGATTTTGTAGAACAAACAGCACCTTTCAAGGCTCTTGAAGCAGAGCAACTGGTAATAGGTGATTTAGATTTAAACAAGGTTAGAAACAGTGATTACATATTCAGTTGATAAGGAAACATAATGAGAACAGAGATTAGGAGCTTCATTGTAGATAGGTTAGAGCTTATAGATACAATGGAAACTCCTGTAGCTAGGCAGAAAGCCTATGGAGGTATCTTACTTACTCTACAGGACCTTGTAGAAGACATTAAGTTAGATTTAGGTGAGCAAACAGCTTTAATAGAAATAGAAAACAATAAAAGGAATAAACAATATGGCAATTAATAAACCATTTAAAATCAAAGGTAAGAAAGTAACATCACCAAAGGGAGCTGCTCTATGGGCTAAGTTAGATAAACCAGATAGAGAATACAATGAAAAAGGTCAATACTCAGTTGATTTAGTATGTGACCCAGGAGACTCTAAAGTAGCAGCGTTCATTGAGAACCTTGAGGAACTTAGAGACACAGCACTAGAACAAGCTAACAAAGGTAAACCAAAACCTAAGCAATACAAACCAAGACCAGTATTTAAAGAAGAATATGATAAAGATGGCGAAGAAACTGGTAACATTGTATTTAAATTCAAGATGAACAACGTTGATGATAGAAGAGAAGGTCAAAATAAGGTTATCTTAGTTGGTCCTAAAGCTTCTGAGGGAGCTATCCCTATGGTAAACATTGGTAATGGTAGTGTCATTAGATGTGTTGCATTTGCAAACCCTTACTCTATGGCTTCTGATAAAACTATAGGTGTTAGTCTTATCCTTGAAAAGGTACAGCTAATTGAGTTAGTATCATTTGGTGGTGATGATGACCTTGAAGATGAAGATGGTGAAATACCAGAAACTACAGATGCTGATGGTCTTGCTGATGAGGAAGATATTGATGAGGAGAATGGAGACTTCTAATGGCTTCAGGGGACATACACACAATAAAGGTCCCATACTTCATAACTCTAAAGAATAAGCGTTATTCATGTAACCTAAATGGGTATAAAAACACCCACTACAGGACTACAAATGCTATGAAGAAAGAGTTTAAAGAAATTATTACAGATGATGTACTTGACCTACCAGTTATGACTAGAGTTAAGCTTCATTTTGTAATGCACTATGAGAACCTTAGGAAATTCGATATAGATAACTTCTTATCGATTGTATCTAAGTTTTCTTGTGATGCTTTAGTAGAACTAGGGAGACTCCCTGACGATAACTTCGACCATATTGTACAAGTTACAGGTACTGTTGGGGCTATTGACAGAGATAACCCTCACATTGAATTAAGAATAAAAGAAATATAAAGGAATATTTTATGAATGAACACGAATTGGAAATCTACAGCCTAAAGGTAGAACTACAAGAAATACATAGATGTTTAGCACTAGCTAAAGAATACAATAAGACATTAGAAGATGATACTCTAGAGGAGATACTGTGTGGAACAAGATAAAGGTGGATTTGATTACCATGGTCCTTGCGATGCTTGTGGCTCTAATGATGCTAGGGCGTACTATACTAACGGCTCTTCCTATTGTTTCTCTTGCGAAAAGTACTGTAGTGAAGAACATGAAGAACGTAGAGAACGACCTAAGAAGTCTAGCAACATGGCTTTAATAGAATACGAACCTCATCCTATAAAATCTAGGGCAATACCTGAAGCATCATGTAGTAAATACAGCTATGGTGTAGGTTCTCTAGGTGGTAAAGCCTGTCAAGTAGCTACATACTATGATAAAGAGAAACAACCTGTAGCTCAGAAAATTCGTTTCAAAGATAAAACCTTTAAGTTTCTTGGTGATACTAAAGATGCTTTGATGTATGGACAACACCTGTTTGCATCAGGTGGTAAAAAATTAACAATAACAGAGGGTGAGATTGATGCTTTAAGTGTCAGCTCAGCCTTTGACAATAAGTATCCAGTTGTAAGTTTATCAGCTGGTGCTCAAAGTGCTCGTAAAGAGATTGCTAAACACCTAGAGTGGGTTAGTAGTTTCGATGAGATTTACATCTGGTTTGATAATGATGAACCAGGAAGAAAAGCAACAGAACAAGTATGTATGATACTACCTATCGAGAAAATCAGGATTATAAGACACCCTGATTACAAAGATGCTAACGAACTGTTAGTAGCTAAGGGTAAGCCTAGTATCATAAATGCTTTCTACAATGCAGAACCCTACAAGCCTGAGGGTATATGTGTTCCACTAGACATCATGGAAGAAGCCTTGAAACCTGTTGAAGTTGGTAGACCTTGGTTCTTTGAGAAGCTTACAAACATAACATATGGTAGAAGACTTGGTGAGATTGTATCATTAGGTGCTGGAGTTTCAGTAGGTAAAACAGATACAATAATGCAAAGTATAGCCTATGACTTGAAACAAGGATACAATGTAGGTACATTCATGCTAGAGCAGTCTACAAGAGAGACATTACTTAGGGTAGCTGGTAAAGTAGATGGTTGTTTTTATCATTTACCTAATCAGGAAACTGACCCTAAGAAACTTGAAGCAACTATAAGAGCTATAAACGGATTGTATATCTATGATAACTTTGGTGCAATAGATTGGGAAACAATAAGCTCTAAGATTAGATTCATGAAGCATAGCTTTGGTGTAGAACATTTCTACATTGATAACCTTACAGCACTTAATGCAGCAGCTGATGATGAAAGAAGAAACCTGGATAAGCTAATGGCTGAGGTAGCTAGTCTAGCACAGGAGTTGAACATTTGGATACTATTAGTTAGTCACCTTAACCCACCTAAGAAAGGTAACAGCCATGAGCAAGGTGGTAAGGTCGAACAGAATCAATTCACAGGCTCAAGAGCCATAATGCGTTGGTCAGCCTTAATGCTAGGTGTTGAGAGGAATACAATAGCTGAAGAACCTGAGGAAAGACAGAAGGGTCTAATCAGAGTAATTAAAGACAGGTTCTCTGGTGAAGCTACAGGGCAAACTATAGGCTTTAGGTATTGTACTGCTACAGGTGCTCTGTTAGAGAGTGATGAGATTGACCAGTTGGTTGATGAAGATACAGAAGAGGATTTTTAAGATGACACAAGATATAAGAGATGATTTAAATGAGGTATTTGAACTAGCACAATGTTATGAGAGTACATCAGGTGAGCCTGGTTCTGACTTAGTTGAGGCTGTAGTAGCTGCTTTATATAAGGCATATAGATTATGATGAAAAGGCTAGTGTGGGATTTAGAAACAAATGGACTTCTAAGACAGACTACAAAGATACACTGTGGTACTATATACGACCTAGATACAGATAAGACCTATATGTTTAGTGATGATGAGAATATGGTAGGTAGAGACGGTGGTATTGGAGCTTTAGTTAGATACCTTAGTGAGGCTGATACAATAATAGGACACAACATCATTAAGTTTGACAATATGGTTATACAAAAACTATATAATATAAATCTAACAAAAACAGTTAATTGTATTGATACATTAATATGTAGTAAACTCATGTATCCTGACATGATGAAAGAAGATGCTAGAAGATTTGCAATGCCTCCTAAACTTAAAGGTAAGCACTCTTTAGCTGCCTGGGGTTACAGAACTAAAACCATGAAAGATGATTATAATGGTACTTGGGATACATTAAACCAAGAAATGTTTGACTACTGTAGACAAGATGGTGTTGCAACAGCTGCTATATACAGAAGGTTCTTAGAGAAGGGTTTACCACCTCAGGAAGCTATAGACTTGGAACAGGGTTTCGCACATATTATAGCAAGACAAGAAGCTTATGGTGTTCTGTTTGATGTTAAGGAAGCACAGAAACTACATGTAGAACTTGAAGAAGCTAAAGAAACAGCTTTTAAGAAGCTCATGGAAGCGTTCCCACCACTACCTATATGGACACCTGTTAAGGAACTTAAGAACCCATTGAAGAAAGATGGAACTCCTAGTGTAGCCTACCAAAAACAGCTGGATAAAGGATGTAGATACCATGAGGATACTTTAGAATGGGGTTGTTATGTAACTACAGAGTTCAAACCTACATCTGGTAAACATGTAGTCTACTGGATTGAAGAGTTATATGGTAAACAGAAGTGGTCAATGACTAAACCTACAAAATCTAACCCTGATGGTCAACCTAAAACAGGAGCTGATGAGATTGTAGCTATGTTTGAGGATAAACCATGGGCACAGCCACTACTACACTATCTAGAGGTTAATAAGCTATTAAGTCAACTAGCAACAGGTAAACAAGCATGGTTAAATCTTGTAGAAAGTGATAATAGAATATATGGTTCTGTAGACACCTTAGGTGCTGTTACAAGACGATGTACACACAGTCGTCCTAATATGGCTCAAGTACCTAGTGTAACAGCTTATAAAGGTGCTGAATGTAGGAAACTATTCAAAGCTAAAGAAGGATACAAAATAGTTGGGTGTGATGCAAGTGGTTTGGAACTACGTGTATTAGCTCACTTCATGGCAAAGTACGATGGAGGAACCTATGGAAAAACAATTCTCGAAGGAGATATACATACAGCAAATCAAAAAGCAGCTGGATTACCAACAAGAAACAACGCTAAGACTTTTATCTATGGGTTCCTCTATGGTGCAGGGGCTGCAAAGCTTGGCGAAATTGTTGGGGGTGGATTCAAAGAAGGCGATAAACTTAAGAAGAGATTTCTTAGAAAGTTACCAGCTATCGCAAAACTTGGAGAAGCAGTTGTTAAAGCTGTTAAAGCTAATGGAACACTAAAAGCCATTGATGGTAACCCTTATTTAATACGAAGTGAACACTCAGCATTAAATGTATTACTTCAAGGTGCTGGTGCTTTAGTAATGAAATATTGGTTGATAGAATATGATAGAGCTCTACAAGCTAAATACAAACCAGGTTTAGACTATGAGTTTGTATTAAATATTCATGATGAGGCTCAGGTAGAGTGTAAAGAAGAGATAGCAGAGGATGTAGGTAAGATAGCTGAGGAAGCTTTCTTAACTATAACACAACAGATAGGCTTCAGGATTAGACTTGAAGGTGAAGCAAAGATAGGGAGCTCGTGGTACGAATGTCATTAAAAAGATGTACAATATGTAAAAAAGAGAAGCCTTTAACAGATTACTATAATTGTAAGGCGTGTAAAGATGGTAAGGGTTACAGATGTAAAACTTGTGATTCTAAAGCTAGGGCTAAATATTACCAGGAGAATGAAACTTCTTTAGAGAAGAGGACATTACGAGGTAGAAGAGCTAAATATAAGAAATATGGTATAACTTCTGAGGAGTATATTAAATTAAACAAAGAACAGAGAGGCTGCTGTAGAATATGTGGAAGTACTGAGACTAGAAGCTCTAGTCACGAGTTAAGTGTAGACCACTGTCACACTACAAATAAAATCAGAGGTTTGCTTTGTAATAATTGTAATAGAGGGCTTGGTTTATTAGGTGATACAGCAGGTTCTGTATTAAAAGCATATGAATACTTAAAAAGGTTTGAAGATGATACACACTAAAGATAACATAGCTGCATATTTAGAAACACTACTTGAGGAATATAAACGAGAGTCAGAGGATATTGATGTTGAAATTAGTAAACACATTGAAAATACAGGTGAATTACCTGATTATTTATCAAAAGAAGAGGCGTTAAGGATACAAGATAAGTATGACTCTATTTCAGTCGTTATACAAGAAATATACGCTTTTTTAATATAAAGGATTACAATGAGAATAGATAGAGGATGGCAAGGCTTACAGGCATTTAGCCAAGACCTATATAAAGAAAGATACTTTAGACATGGTGAGGACTACAGCAGCTGGTTAAACCGTATGTCAAAGTACACAGATGATTTAGCTCATGCAGAGCGTATAAAACAATACATAAACAACTACTGGTTCCACCCTAGCACACCTATAAGCAGTCCAGGTAAACTACCTATCAGCTGCTATACTAACGAAGTACCAGATGATAAACAAGGAATATTCAATGTATTTACAGAAAATAACAATCTTGGAGCAGAGGGTGGAGGAATTGGAACTTCTTGGAGCTCAGTTAGAGAACTTGGAGCTGTCGTTGGAACACATGGTAAAAGTTCAGGGATTATACCATTTATCAAAGTCTCAGACAGCTCAACACTTGCAGTTAGTCAAGGAGGGTTACGAAGAGCTTCACAAGCAGTATACCTTGATGTTAGCCACCCTGAAATCGAAGAGTTCATCGACGTTAGAAGACCAACAGGTGATACAAACAGAAGAAGTATAAATGTTCACCATGGTGTAGTTATTCCTGATGCTTTCATGGAAGCTGTTGAAGCTAGAGGTTCTTGGAATCTTGTATCACCTAAGGATGGTAAAATAGTTAAAACAGTAGATGCTTTTGACCTGTTCAAGAGAATCCTAACAACTCGTATGGAAACTGGAGAGCCTTACATGTTGTTTAAAGACAATGTAAACAGAGCTGTACCAGAAGAATACAAACAAAAGCAATGGGAAGTCTCTATGAGTAACCTGTGTGCTGAGATAACACTACATACAGAACCAGGTTACACAGGTGTTTGTTGTCTTGGTAGTCTAAACCTAGAGTACTGGGATGAATACAAAGATGATATAGAACAGGTAGCTTATGACTGTACAAGGTTCTTAGATAACGTACTACAGGAGTTTATAGATGAAACAGAGTCTATGCCAGGGTTTGAAGCTCCTAGGAAGTCAGCTATATATGAGAGAAGTATCGGCTTAGGTGTAATGGGGTTCCATAGCTTACTACAGAATAACATGCTACCTTGGGAAAGCCCTATGGCTAAAGGGTTGAATATGTTAATCTTTAAAGCTATCAAAGAGGCTACTGTAGTTGCTGATTTAAAAGCTGCATTAACATTTGGACAATCACCTATCAGTGAAGCAACAGATACTATGTCTAGGAATACACATTCTACATCTATAGCACCAACAGCGTCTATAAGTACTTTGTGTAATGCCACAAGCCAAGGTATAGACCCTAGGTTAGCTAATGGTTATCTACATAAAACTAATATAGGTAGTTATACAATAAAGAATAAGTATCTTGATAGGATTATAACTGATTATTTGTATAGTATAATACAAGATGGTAGTGTGTTTAAGAGTAGCTATGAAGACATATGGAAATCTATAGTAAAACATGGAGGCTCAGTACAACACCTAGACTTCCTAACGGACTATGAAAAGGATGTGTTCAAAACAGCTATTGAAATCAATCAGTTTGTAACAGTTGATTTAGCCTGTGATAGAGCACCTTACATAGACCAGGCACAGAGTGTTAACCTATTTATACCAGCTGATGAACATGTAGCTAATGTATACAATATGCATGTCAGAGCTTGGAAACAAGGATTGAAGTCACTGTATTACTGTAGGTCAACTGCAGCAGTCAGAGGTGATAACAGTGGTGAGAGACAAATTATAGCAGTTGATGAGTGTATTTCTTGCCAATGAAACAGTGTACAAAATGCTTAAGAACTTTAACGGATGATAACTTTCATAAAAAGTTAAATAGTTTAACATCACATTGTAAGGATTGTACCGCTACTAGGAAGAGAAGGAAGAGGTTAGAAAGACAGAGATTAATAGTTAATGCAGTTGGTAATGCTTGTAAGGATTGTGGTATTACACATCCAAATCCAGGATTCTTTGATTGGCATCATATTAAACCAAATAATAAGTCTAGACCTATATCTCAAATGTTATCTACAGCATCTTTAGATAAGGTGTTAGTAGAAGTATCTAAATGTGTTCTATTATGTCCTAACTGCCATAGGTTACGTCATATAAGCTCAGGACACTATTATAACGCTAAGGAGAAAAAGTGAGTAATTTAATTAAAGGGGAGTCAAAGGTGTTCAAACCCTTTAACTATCCATGGGCTTTTGAAGCCTATAGAACACATGAGTCTATGCACTGGTTGGCTACAGAGATACCTTTAGCAGATGATGTTAAAGACTATGAAGCAGATACAGAAGCCAACAAGAAGTTCATAGAGAACGTTATGAAGATGTTTACAACAAATGATATAGCAGCCTCACAGGGCTATACAGGGCTTCTACGTATCTTTAAGCCAACAGAGGTAGTTATGATGCTTTCAAGCTTTGCAGCACGTGAAGCCTGTCATATAGATGCTTACAGCCTGTTCACAGAAACACTAGGCTTTGGTGATGAGATATACAAAGAGTTCCTAGATATACCTGAGATGTCAATAAAAACAGACTATCTTGATAAAGCTAAGGTTAGAAAGTATGAAGACTACAAATCTGTAGGTCTATCTGATATAGAGGTTGATAAACAATATCGTAGAGATGTTGCTAGAATGTTAGCAGTATATGGAGGTTGTTTAGAAGGTATTGAGCTGTTTGCACAGTTCGCTATGTTGTTACAGTTTCAGTTTCAAAACAAATACAAAGGATTGTGTCAGATTGTAGACTACAGTATCAAAGATGAAGCACAACATCAGGTGAATAACAGTAGACTGTTCAGAGAGTTTGTAGCAGAGAACCCAGACATCTGGGATGATGATTTAAAATATGATATATATCAAGCAATAAGAGAGGTTGTATCTCAAGAAGAGGTTACAATAGATTATCTTAATCCACCACACATGGATAATGAGGTATGTAAAGAATACATTAGGTATAGAGCTGATGAGAGCTTAAAGCTGTTGGGTATGAAACCTAACTACAATGTTAAAGAGAACCCATTACCATTCATGGATGAGGTTTTAGGTGGTGTTAGTCTTGTAAACTTCTTTGAGAACAGAGTAACTGACTATGCTAAAGGTGGGCTTACAGGCTCTTGGGACGAATTAAAAGGAAATACATGCAAGTAGCACAATGGAATTATGAAAGAAACAACACAAGTCTAGATATGGAACTAGAGAACAGAATGTTAGCTGAAGAAGCTCAAGAGTTCAAAGATGGTTTAAACATGTACTTTGAGTATGAAACATCTAAAAAAGGCTATAGAGATGATGCTATTGTAGAGATGGTAGATGCCTGGGCAGATTATCAGTTTGTTCTTCAAGGTACGATGTATAAAACACTAGGCTCTCTATACACACCTGATTTATCTGAATATGTACAACAAGATAGGTTCATGTATCACATACTGACTGTAAGTCTTGACATACTGCCTGAGACTCTAAACGAGTGTCTACAAGCTGTTATAGATGCTAACAAAGCTAAAGGAACTACAAAGATTGATGGTAAGGTTCAGAAGGGAGAATCTTGGATAGACCCTAAAGAAACTATAAGAGATATTCTTAAAGATGCAGGAGACCTATAGTGGATGAGTGGAGCGATATGCAAGGTTACGAAGCTTTAAAACCTCAACATCAAATAGGTGGTACTCATTATGAAACTAAACCTATACAACCTATAGAATACATAGAAGCCAATAGCCTTGGTTTCCATGAGGCTAACATAGTTAAATACATAACTAGATACAAAGATAAGCATGGTGTAGAAGACCTTAAGAAAGCTAAGTGGTACTTAGATAGATTAATAGCAATAACAACAAAGGATTAAAATGAAAACAGCATTAAGGAAGTGTAGGAAATGTAGTGTTGAGGCTAATACAGCAGAGGAACTTAATTTATTTGTTAAAAGCTCTAGACTTCCTCATGGCAGGAATACTATATGTAAAAAATGTAATCAAATACATCAGAACAAAACAAGAACATATGATACTAGGAAGAAATCAAGAGTTAAGATATACTATGGCATATCTGTAGAGGAGTATGATAAATGTATGGCAACATCAGATGTATGTCAGATATGCTCAAAAACAACTGATTTATGCTACGACCATGACCATAATACTATGGAATTTAGAGGAGTCTTATGTAGACAATGTAACGGAGCTATAGGTCAATTAGGTGATAATCTACAAGGAATAGCTAAAGCCTATAAATACTTAGGAGGTGATTTATCGTAGCCTTAATTGACGGAGACAGTATACTCTACAAGGTAGGTTTTGCCCTTGAAGAAGAGTTTGAAGATGCTGATGGAAACATAACATATAATGTAGACTTAAGTAACGCTAAAGACTTTATAGATGGTCTAATTGATGGTATATTATTCAATACTGATTGTGATACAGCAGAACTATGGTTAGGTGAAAGAGGTACAAACTTCAGATATAAGCTATCAGAGAATCTTAAAGACCTATACAAACACAACAGGAAAGAGTCTAGGAAACCTGATAAATACAAAGAGATGTTAGCTTATATAAAGAAAACATATAAATCTATGAGTCCTTTAGACTGTGAGGTAGATGATGTAGTCTGCTATAAGAAAGCTGAGTCTCCTGATAAATACATACTGTGTGCTATTGATAAAGATGTTTTGTATCAAAGTGTAGGTAGACATTACAATTATGGTACAGATAAATGGATAACAGTTAGCCAAGAGGAAGCTATATACTATAGTTTCTTACAGACCCTCACAGGGGACACTACAGATGGCTACAAGGGCTGTAAGAACATAGGACCAGTAAAGGCTAAGAAAATACTTGGAGAGCCAGGAGAGTACTCTGAGAGAACCTTGTGGGCTAAGGTGTTATTAGCCTATAGGAAAGCTAACATGAAGAAGCTTGAAGCCTATACAACAATGAGGTTAGCTAACATGCACCAACTGAAGAGAAACAAACAAGGTAAATTAAGAATACAACTATGGGCACCTCCTAAACAAGGTGAAGAACAGTTGGATTATATACCATTTTAAATAGAAAGGATATACTTTGAACGTATTATGTAGAATGTGTAATCAGCAGAAACCAGGTAACTGGCATACATTAATTTGTAATGATTGTAGTAAAAAGATAAATAGCTCTAAAACATCGTAGCTATAGGGCTTACAGGTACTTTATTGAATTAGACTGGACATATTAAGAGAAGGAAGCGATATAAGCCTCTTTAAGATACTTAAGGATACTATGGTAATAAATACCTTAACTTCATTAAACTTCTCTATCCAGATTCGTGTATCACTGTTTGGATTATATACACATAAGTACAGAGTTTTGTAATCTTTCGTGGGCGTACTATAGACCACTTGATAAAATTACATTTAATTACAATAAATAGATAAACGGAGGCTATTAACAATGGCAATAATGAAAATACCAACAGCTAGTAGTGATTTAATAACCTTACTAGATAAAAGATACCCAGATGTTCTAGATACTTCTGAGACTATGGGTCCTTTTGAACGAGGTAAAAGAGCAGGTGTAGTATTATTACTACGTGAATTAAAACAAGCATTAGAGAAAGGTAGATAGATGTCAAGTGCAGTAGATAACCTACGTGGTTACAGAATAGAAGGTAAAGAAGACGATAAGTATATAGCAGCAGCAGCTCCTGATGTAGTTACATACAATGCACCAATCCGAACATCTGCTGAAGCTATGCCAGAGTTTCTAGATGACGCACTGTTTACACCAGGTGTTAAAAGAACAACTAAAGAGAAACGTATAGCATCTCAAGGAATATCTAGGCTTGTAATCCCAACAGATGTTTCAGGTAGTAATGTAGCAGCAGGTGGTTATGTATCGCCTAGAAAAGCACATGGTATGGTATAGTCCATGGGTTGGTTAAAGAAGATCTATAAGAAAACTAAAGGTGCTGTAAAGCATCCTATTAAGACAACTAAGAAGGCAGGTAAGAAGTCTTACAAAGATACGAAGAAGGTAGGTAAGAAGGCTTATAAGGATACTAAGAAGACTACAGTTAAAGCTTATAAAGACACTAAGAAGACTGCAGTTAAAGGTTATAAAGATACTAAGAAGCAGATTTCAGCTACGCTTAGTAAAAAACAGATGAATAAATTAAGTATAAAACTAAAATCTCCTTTTAAGAAGGTTAAGTCGCCTCTAAGTAAGCTACATATGCCTAAGTTTAGTATATCGAAACATATTAAGAGTCCTTTTAAGAAAGCTGAGAGATTTACTAGACATCCTATTAAGACAACTAAGAAGGCAGGTAAGAAGGTTTACACAGACACTAAGAAGACTACAGTTAAAGCAGTAAAGGATACTATTAAGGAAGTATCTAAACCTGTTAAGAAAGCTGAGAGATTTACTAGACATCCTGTAGGTACTTCTAAACTTGCTATTAAGAAGGCTTATAAAGACACTAGGAAGACACTTAAACCACTTACAGATTTCACTAAAAACCTAGGTGAGGATGTATATAATTTCACAGGTGACATTGTACATGATGTAGGTAAGCCTATTAATAAAGGTATAGATATTATTTCTGAGCCTGTAAGAAAGTTTATAGAAAAACCAGCTGAGAAATTATCAAAAAAGATAACTAAAGAAATAATAGAAAAACCTGCTAAGAGTATTATGAATAAAATAATTCCTGTTAAGAAAGCACCTGGTAAAACAATTACAGAGAAACGTATTGGTGTAGCTAAAAGAGCTTATGGTGTTAAAGCCAGTAATGGTTTCAGGAACCAAGCAGAGTATGATGCAGCTTTAGAGCGTAAAGGTTTAAACTATGATGCTAACTTTAAAAGATATAGTTTAAAATCAGGTGTAGACTACGAAGCAGCTAAAGCTGACTGGAATAACTACATAAAAGAGCGTCAGGAGATAGCTAGATATAATGTACTTGAAGAGAGACGTAAGTCAGCTCCAGATGCTTTAAGTTCAGCAACAGCTCCTGAGCAGATACAAACAACTGGTGTAGGTGGTGCTACAGGTTTACAGAAGAAAAAGAAGCGTAGTGTTTTTGATGCTTCATCTTCTGTAGCTTCTACTAGCCAAGCACTTGGTATATACTAAATGAAAGGAGTTGTATGTCAAAAGAAACATTCCCAATAGCTGAGGAATTAAAACAAGAGTCTGGGCTTAAAGCTAGGTTTGATAAGCTGGATGGTGATAGAATTACCACACTTAATAAAGCAAGAGATTGTAGTAAACTTACAATACCTAGTGTATTACCTGAAGCAAGTTTCACAGAGCAAACAAGGTTACCAGATACTTTCAACTCTCTAGGAGCTAGAGCAGTTAACAATCTAAGTAATAAACTGCTACTGGGGTTATTACCTCCTAACAGTGCGTTCTTCAGATTGAAAACAACTGATGATGAACAAGCACAGGTAGAAGAACAGGATGGTATGGACGCTGAGATTGAAGCTCAGTTATCTAAACTTGAAACAAGAATAATGGGTAAAATAGAAGCATCAGGTATGAGACCTATAGTTCATCAAGCTTTTGTAAATCTTATTGTAACTGGTAATGCAGCATTGCTTTATGATGAAGGTAAAATGAACTTATACAAGATAGATAGCTATGTTGTAGTAAGAGATTATGCTGGTAATGTTACAGATATAATTCTTAAAGAGAAGATAGCTTATACAGCACTTCCAGATGATTTAGCATCTAAACTAGAACTTACTGATGAAGATAAGAAACAAGATGTAGAATTATATACTAGATATATTAGACAAGGAACTAACTGGTTGACATACCAAGAGGTGAATACAATTATCGTAGATGGTTCTGAAACAACTATTAAAGATAAACACATGCCTCTTATGGTACTACGCTGGTCTAAGATAAATGGTGAAAACTATGGTAGAGGTCTTGTTGAGATGCATATAGGGGACTTCAGAAGTCTTGAAGGTCTTACACAGATGATGATTGAATACTCAGCTATTGCAGCTAAGGTTGTATTTGGTATTAGACCTGGAAGCCCTATAGAAGCTGATGAACTTGAAGAAGCTGAAAATGGTGGTGTTATAGTTGGAGATTTAGAACGAGATATTTCAAGACTAGCAGTAGATAAACAAGCTGACCTTCAGATACCATTGAAAATAGTTGATGATATTACTAGAAGAATTGGGGCAGCATTTCTGTTACAATCTACAACTACAAGAGACTCAGAGAGAACTACAGCACTGGAGATACAATATTTAGCTAGAGAGCTTGAAGATGCCTTAGGTGGTATCTACAGTATTATCTCACAAGAGTTTCAATTACCTCTTGTAAATCTTATGATGCAAGATATGAAAATGGACTTAGGTAATATGGTAGAACCCTCTATTACAACAGGTTTATCAGCCTTAGGTAGAACACAAGACCTAGAGAAGCTTAGACAACTTAATGGTCTATTAGCAGAGGTAAACCCAGAATATGTAGTTAAATACATTAAGATGGATGAATACCTAAAGAGACTAGGAACAGCTTTAGCAATTAAAGATGTAGAGGCGTTGTTTGCTTCACAAGAAGAAGTACAACAAGAACAACAAGGGTTAACAGATGCAGGTGTACCAAACGTGCAAGACCCTAATAAAATACAACAAGGATAAACATATGGCAAAAATGATAGTAGACGCAAGTTACAAACCAAGAGATAAAAAGAAAGAAGCAGCAGATTTTAAAGCTGGTAAAAGAGCTAACCCAGGTTATAGAGATTTAACTAAACCTAAAGCACCTAAAGGTAAATAATCATGGAACAAGAGGCAGTACAAGAAGAACAAGTAACTCCTGAGGTAACTCCTCATGAACAAGAGATGCTTGATTTAGTAGATAATAAAGAAGCTAAAGCACAAGGTCAAGCAGACCCTGAGAAAGCTCCTGAGTTTGTAGAGGAAGTTAAAGCTCCTGAGATAGATTACAAAGCTGAATACGAGAAGCTTAAAGCCTCTCAAGAAGAAGAGCAAGTATCTAATGAGCCTGAAACACCTCAAGTAGAAGCAGTGGAAACAGAGGAACCAACATTAGGTGATTTTGTAGAAGACTATAGAACATCTGGTGTGCTAACAGAAGACACATTAAAAGGCTTAGAGTCTCTAGGTGTATCTCCAGACTTAGCTGAGAGTTTCCTACAAGGACAAGCAGCTATAGTTGAAGCACAAGAAGCTAAAGCTTATGAAGCAACAGGTGGTAAAGAAGGTTTTGAGACTATGGTAACATGGGCTAAAGAAACTTGGACACCTGAGCAGATTGAGGTATTTAATGCTGCTGTTTCTAGTGGTGATACTGAAACTATGATGTTTGGTATTAACTCTTTAACATCTCAGTATAAAGCTGCTAACGGTGAGGGACTTCCTAAGAGAGTTCTTAAAGGTACTCAGCAAGGAACTTCAGGTAATACAAACAGTTTTGAGACTAAAGCTGATATGTATAAAGCTATGAATAATAGTATGTATGGCAAAGATGCTTCATATACTAATATGGTAGCAACTAAGATAGCTAACAGCAGGTTCTAGTTATAAACGTAGAGGGAAGATTGTCTCTTCTTACTTCCCTTAATATACAATAGAAGAGTGTTTTATAAAACAAAACTAAACAAACACAAGGAAACAAAATGGCAATTTCAGCAGTAGGAATTACACAAATTGAAGGGGCTGGTGATAGAAAAGCACTTAACCTTAAAGTATACTCAGGTGAGGTTTTACACGCATTTGATAAGAAAAATTTAGGTCTTGACTTAGTTAAAGTTAGAACAATCTCTAATGGTAAATCAGCTCAATTTGTAGTTACTGGTAACATTTCAGATACAGCAGTTGCAACACACCTACCAGGTGAGGATGTATCTACAACAGATATGGTAGATAATGAGAGAACAATCTTAATTGAAGATTTACAATATGTATCTACATTCGTTGATAACTATGAAGAGAAAATGGCACACTTTGAAATCAGAGGTGAACTTGCTAAGAGAAGTGGTGAGTCTTTAGCTGTTAAGATTGATAAGCAAGTATTTGCTACAGTATTAGCTGCTACACAAGCTACAGGTGTTGCCGCTCAACCAGATGGTTTTGAAATCAATAATGATGATATCGCTAATGGTGCAGATGCAGAAGCTAAAGGTGATGCTATCTTAGATACTATCTTTGCAGCTAAAGCACATTTAGAGTCTAATGATGTAACAGGTGACCCAATCTTTATTACTGACCCAATCAACTACTACAACTTAGTACAATCTGCTAAAGCTGTAAATAGAGATTTCAATGGTGGTGATAATGGTTCAATCGCTAAAGGTAACATCATTGAGATTGCTGGTATCAAAGTAGCAATGTCTAACCAATTTGGTAAAGATACAGCTGTAGATGTTGCAGGTACTAATAAGAAACTTCAAGGTCTATTATTTACATCTGATGCAGTTGGTGTAGTTAAATTAATGGATGTTAGTTCAGAAGCTAACTAT